AGATTGTCAAAGACTCGAAGGTTGAGACGAAGAGAATCATCTACAATCGTCTCTCCTTCCTTGCGAAAAAAGCTCATGGAAATCCGTTGGCGTATCAAAGATTGGTGGGTGCGGATCGCAAGAATATGATGCGACTACTCATCCGGGTGGCCTTCAAAGAGAAAGCGCAAGCGGAGAAATTGGGCAGAGATTTTGGCAGGGATCGGAGGACGATTGAAACTCCAGTTTGATTTCACCTCAGTGTTCGAAGAAATTGGCAAGTTGTTTGTCCGCGGTCTCTTCCTTCGGATGAGGAACCAAATCGGCATCGACGGTGTCGCATACTCGCCGGACGCACCATCTACAATCAAGGGTAGGGCGCGAAGAAAGGCCGGTGACAAGTATGTGCATTTCTTCATTAAGCGGGAGGGCAAAGGGGGGACGCATCGTGTGGGAAAACATTACAGCGCCGCCGCGATGTCGTACGATCCAAGAAGATTGTGGCATACTGGTAGGCTTGCGAAGGGCGCGTTTGATTCGCTGGCAAGTAAAGACAGCGTAAAAGTATTTGTGAAGGATTCATTCTATGCCCCTGGTTGGGGCGCTCTTGATCCGAGCAAACGTCAGACCTTCTCTGATATCATCGGATGGAATTCTCGCGGGCAATCCGAGGTGAACACAAACATCAAATCTCCTCCTCTGGTTTTCCCCACTGACACCGGGGATCTGCTCATGATGGAAAAAGAAATGAAGTTTGCAAAGAGAATGTTTGACATCGAAGCAGAAAAGCAGATGAACAAACTGGCAACTCTGAAACTGAGAAAGGTTTTGAAAATTGCTGCCTAAGCTCAACGTGGGCGCGCAAGGTCAGGAATTCTTTAAGATTTGGGTCAAGGAAGTGAACCTTGCCTATGGCAATCTTGAGTCCCAGTTGGAACTGACCATCCAGAGCCTGCGAGCTTCTGGTATTTCCGATCAGGCGATATTCAACCGTCTCAAAGCGGACCTTGACGCGAAGACCGATATTTTCTCATCCTTCAATGGGGGAATCGAAGGAGCCAACGGCGATCTACTCCACCTCGAAGCTCAACTTTCTTCAAGCGCCGAAGTTGAAAATGCTGCCGATCTTTTCACCTGGACTCTTGATCCAACAGCCCAGCATTGCGGGGACTGCCTTGCGAATGAAGCTAAAGGAGAATTTCCCTTCGAGTTTTGGCAAGGCCTCGGCCTGCCCGGGATGGGCAACACTGAGTGCGGGGAGTTTTGCGCTTGCTCACTTGATCCGGTATAAGGAGGCCGCATGACCATCAGCGGAATCAAAACTCAGCTTGACGCGATTCTTGCGACTCATCTTGGACTCGTAGAGAGTCCGGATATGTTTCCTCTGGATGAAATCCCAGATTCCATCGCAGACGGCACATACCAGATTCTCTTCCCGGAACTTTCTCCAAACTCTGAGTTTGAGGACAAGGCAGACCGGTTCACACCGCACCTTGCGGTATCAATCGAAGTGGTCAAGCGCGAAGGGCTGCGTGGGAAAACGGAATACGCCACCGCGATGGCATTGATGGAATCGATTGTTGGCCATGTCCTCAATCCCGCCAACTACGCGGGCGCCTGGAAGAACGTCTCGCTTTCTTCTGCCACAAACCGGACAGATGCCAGGATGGAAAACTGGATGATTATCGAATGCAAGTTTGATATGATTTACACTCTCACATATTGAGGAGACCGAAATGACGATTAAGAGACAAAATATGGAGCCGCCCGTGACAGAGGACACTGTGCCGACTGCTCCCCCGGCAACCTGGACATCAACAGAACGCGACCCAGACACCGGACTGATGAAAGAGCCGAAGAAATCAGAGGAGGCCAGCGATGTCACTACTGAATAAGCGTCAACAACTTGGAGTCAAAACCGAAGCCGTTGAAGGCACCGCCATCGACATGGACGTAACAGATTATATGCTCGTTGAAAATGTCTCCTTCAAACCCGACATCGAAATGCTGGACAGGAATTTCAAACGGGCGACATTGGACTCTCTCTCCAAGGTGACAGGAAAGAAAAAAGGCGAAGTCACATTTTCGCTGCCAGTAAAAGGCACAGGAACGCCACAGACGCCCTATGTGCCCTTCGGGGCTTGCTTATTGGCAGCGGGATGCTCCGAGACCGTCACAGGCGGCAATTCGGTTGTCTACGTGCCTATCTCGGACGCTCCTGCGAACTTCTCCTCTCCTGCGAAAACCTGCACGGTTGAGTTCTTGCAGGATGGCTATCGCATTCGTCTCTCTGGTTGTATCGCAAACCTGAAACCCAAAATCAAAGCAGGCCAAATCGCAATGATTGAAGTCAGCCTCAAGGGAAAATATGAAGCACCGACAGATTCTCCGCTTGTGACCCCGACCTATCTCGCAACCGTTGAACAGATCGTGCAGTCCAGTTCCTTCTCATTCGACGGCGTCACGAGCTTCGTTGTCGATTCCTGTGAGATAGACTTTGGGAATGAGGTTGTAGAGCGTCCCAACGTCAGAGCAACAGATGGTTTCGGAGGGTATTTGCTCACAGGTAGGAACCCTTCAGGATCGTTTGATCCCGAACTCACGCTTGTTGCGGAGTACAACTTTCTCGCAAAGCAAGCCGCAGCCGTTCCGGGGATCCTGTCCTTTGTTGTCGGGACAGGCACAGGACAGAAGATGTCCTTCTCCATGCCCAAAGTTCAGATCGTCGGTGTGGACCTTGGAGAAAGAAACGGTATCGCCATCGCAAATTGCAAACTCGCAATGAACCAAAGTGGAGCAACTGGCAACGATTGGTTCTCACTCATTCAGTCATCGTAGAAAGGAACGTCGATGAGTTTACTTTGGAAACGGCAAAACATAGGAGTCAAAACAGAGACCGCAGAGGGAACCGCGATAGCAATGCAGGCTACCGACTTCCTTCTCGTGGAAAATCTGTCCTTCAAGCCCGACATTGAAATGCTTGATCGCAACTTCAAGCGTCCGACTCTTGATACTCTTTCCAAGATCGCAGGAAAGAAAAGGGGAGAGGTTACGTTCTCCGTTCCAATCAAAGGATCGGGAACGGGCGGGGTGCCCGACGTTCCTCGGGGCGCTATACTTCTGGCTTCAGGATTCTCTGAGACGGGATCGACCTACGCGCCGATCTCTGCCAAGCCAACGGGGTATTCATCCCCCGCGAAAACCTGCACAGTCTGTTTCCAGAATGACGGTCTTCAAATCCGTCTGACGGGTTGTATCGGCAACCCGAAATTCAAACTGAAGGCAGGCAACATCGCAATGATGGAAGTCTCGCTCAAGGGCGTCTATGAAGCACCTTCAGATGTTGCTTTGACGGCAGCGACATACTCGGCCATTGCCGATCTGATTTTCCAGTCCTCTTCATTCTCATTCGATTCCGTGTCAACCTTTGTCATCGACACGCTTGAGATCGATTGCGGAAATGAAGTCGTTGAACGTCCGAACACCCTGGTGGCCGCTGGTTTCGGAGGTTATCTCTTGACGGGCCGAAATCCCGTTGGCAGCATCGATCCCGAATTGACCCTCGTGGCAACATATAACTTCCTCGCGAAGGTTGGCGGTACGCCGGCTTCTCTCTCCGCGGTGCTTGGAGCTTCAGCGGGGAACATCGCAACCTTCACACTTCCAAAGACGCAGATCACGGGTGTGGAGTTTGGCGAGCGCAACGGTATCGCGGTAGCAAATTGCAAACTCGCCTTCAACCAAAACACTGGCGACGATTGGCTCGGATTGGTATTTACCTGAGAAACCATTTCAAAAGGAAAACAGCACAATGGGTATCATAGCATTCGACATCAGCGAGACCTGGGACTTTTCCCTCCTCTCTGATGAAAGCGAACCCAAGACCATCTTTCATCTCGGTCATTTGGATTCTGCCCTCGCGGCGTTTCTGATGGACTCTGTTGCTGATTACAAAGTATCAGACAAGGGCAAAGACGGGTCGACCGACATCACCTTCAACGTCTTCCAGCGGGATCGCGAACTGGTGAAGTTCGGGGTCAAGGGTTGGGAGAACCTAACCAAAGCGGACGGCTCTCCTGTTGTCCCGACATACCGCAAAATCTCTGTAGGCGGGAAGGTGGGGATCAGGCAGGGTCTCTCGGATGAGTCTCTTGATTTCTTGCGTCCCTACTTTTCCGAGATTGCGAAGGCAATCGAAGCCGGGAACAAGTTATCGGAGACCGAAACAAAAAACTTGTAATGGCCATTGAGTTGTCTTACAATCCATCGTTGCTCAATGGCCAAGACCTTGTCTTTGACAAAGTCTCTGGCACTCAGATTGGAGTTGATGAGATGCAGAATGCCCTGCGAGAGTTCCACGGAGACATCCAGACGATGAGCCTAATCAGAAAAGGGATGATCACTTTATCTCTCGCAGATTATTTAATGATGCCCTCTACAGGTAGGGT